TGATGCAGTTTTAATTGTTAAATTAGTTGGATTAGTTAATCCAGTTGCATCAAAAATATAAAATTTTTCAATTGAATCTGGAATAGTACAAATTGTACTAGCAGCTATTGATGCGGTTGCAAATTTAATAACCATATTTCTAGCATTAGAAATAGTTTTATCAGTCATAGCAAGAGCTAAAGTTCCACCACTTGAAAGTGTTACTTGCTCAAAACCAGAAATTGCTTGTTGAATTAAGTTTAAATTATTGTTTGTATTATCACCCCATGTACCAGCGTTTTCGCCAGTGACCATAAGTTCGAGTTTTAAATCTGTTGAGTAACTAGATGTCATAAATTTTTATCTCCTAAATATTGTAATTTTACCTTAATCAAGCCGCTAAATCAACTGTACTCCAAACATTATTTACGCCAGGATCAATTTCTTGCCACGCAGTAATATTAACTGTTCCAAGGCTGGCTGTCAATTGTATACCTGTTACATCAATTCCAGCTGTTCCTACAACACTTACTGATCCCATAGAAGAAGCCATTTGTAAGCCCGAAACACCAATTATCTGACCAGGTATTTCAGCATGAGAACCAAGAGACATAGCAATGCTTTGTCCAGTAACAGGTTCTACAGTAGTTTGTTCAAGAGCTATTGCACCTATAGTTGATGTCATTTGAATACCAGAAACATCTACACCTGTTTTTAATCCAGCTATAGCACTACCTATTGACCCAGTTAAGGATCCAGCACTTGTAGGTTCTACTAACGCATTTCCTACAATACCAAAAGAACCAATTGTAAAATCAAGTTGATCTTCAGCTGCGAATACAACAATTCCAAAATCTCCTACAAGTGAAAAATTACCAAGTGTAGATGTTAATTCTTGGCCAGTTACATTTACTGTAACATCTGTAAAAGCAGTTTCTTCTCCAATAGATGAAGTTAAAGTTTGTCCAGTCAGAGCAACAGAATAATTTACACCCCATGCAAATTCTCCCCATTCAGCTCTTCCCCAACCTTCTCCAGTTAAAATAGATTCATCAATTGTAGTTGTTCCAATAGAAGATGCTAATTGTAATCCACTTGTAACAGCCCCTATTCCAGTAGTCACTTGACCTACGCCCATGGACTCTAAGCTACCAGTAACCTGAACTAATGCAGAAGTTCCGCCAACAGTTGTTCCTTGAGATGATGTTAATTGTATACCAGTTGGTGAAACATCAGCGTTTGCAGTAACAGACTCACTTCCTATAGAAGAAGTTAATTGTTGCCCAGTAATTGTAGGTTGTGCTCCTGAAAGCTCACCCCATTCATTTTCTCCCCAAGTGTCTCCACCCCAACCAACCTGTAGTTCACCTTGTGCAATAGTACCTCCAACAGCTGATGTAAGAGAAATTCCAGTAGCACTTACATCTACATCAGCTTGATCTCCCCATGCACCTAAGTTCCATGTTAATGCTCCCCAAGTAGTGGATGTAATATCAAAAATACCACCCATACCAATTCCATGCACATAGCATAAATAATAAAAATCAGTTTGAGAGGATGGTGTTACTTCAACATACCTAGTTGTAGCTGCATTAAATGTAGTGGTGTTAGTATAGTTTGTTTGATTACTAGCTCCATCAAGATAGTAAGTTACTCCAGATGAAATTATTCCGGAGGTGCTTGTGTTTGTAGAAAATATTAGTGGGTGATTATCGTTGGTGCCTTCACTTTGATCAAATCTTAGTGTACCACCTTCAACCCAAGAAACTGTTCCTGGCCCTGTAGAGTTTCTAGCACCGTTTAAATAAAAAACGTTGCCCGTTCCTCCGCCATATAGGTTTCCTGAAGCTACGGTAACTGTATAAGTATACTCTGCCATAGCTCCAGGGCCTCAAATTAAGCTAATCTTAATATTGCAGCAGATGTTGTAAATGCTGGGAACTGGATTGTAAATGTTCCAGAAGTAGCAGTTTTATCTCCACCAAAATCTAACACAGCAACAGCGTCAGTAGTATTTGAACCACCGTTTGTTTGAGTGTTATAAATTAGTGCTCCTCTTGCAGTAAGAGTTACACCTACGAATGATAGGTCAGCAAAATCAGTAATAGCTATTGATGATGATACTTTAACACCTTGGTTGACAAGTGCTTTACCACCTGCTGTGTATCCTGATGGTGATGAAACTTCATTACCTGTCGTATAATTTGTAGTTGATTTTCCTAAAGTCGCTGAGTTTGTGTACATCGCTAGTTTGTATGTATCTGTTGATGCATCAAAATCGTGACTTCCTTGTAGTAATTCTTTTTTAAAAGAATCACAGATTGCATTTGTTGTTATTGCCATAATTATTCTCCTTATTAATAAGTTGTATTAGGAGTAGGACTAGGAATTTTTACTCTTGGGACTCCGTCATCATACTCCGCTCGTCTTCTTCTGCCCATTTGTTGTAGAGCAAAATTCTGTACCTCTTCATTATACTTATCAAAATACTGTTTGTACATAGCCTCAGGACCTTTCAAATATCTAAAAGCCTCTGTTAGGACACCATGTAAAAGCATTGATTCTTGGTAAGTTGATATAAAAGTATTGTTAGAAGATGTAAAATTAGGTGGATCTTTAATATAGTTTATCTGAACAGCCAGAGCTGCTGATGGCACAGGTGCAACTAAAATAGTAAAATCATCCCAATTGGCATAATATTTAGGAGTGCCTGTAGCTCCACTTCCATTAAACTCCGATATAAAACTTGTATCTCTTTTTTCTAAAAATGTTCTAACATCAGAACCATCTATTACTTGAACAGATCTTAATATTAATGAATCGGACGGTATTGTAACGTACCTGTTATTTGCTGTAAAATTTGATGTAGCATATTTTCTCAAATCATCATAATCAACTTTACCTGCAATATCTAATTCTACCGATCTAATAAAATCTTGTATGATAGCATCAGTTAAAACATTACTGTCTACTTCTGTATAATTTCTTACTTGAGTTAAAAAATTTGAATGTGTTACAGCCATTATGTAATACTCACTGTTGTTAAACCTAAAGTTAAATTAATCTCTCTTTGTCTATTTTGTTCTGCTGGATCTGCGGGTGTCATAGTTGTAATATTGTTACCTTCAATTGAATCTGTAGGCGCACCAACCGTTAAAAAAGCAAATTGTCCAGGTAATGTTAAGTTAGCTGTTGCCATACCTTGTCCACCAGAACTAGCTATTGTTACATCACTTGTATTGTTATTTATAAAAGGTTGTATAGGTGTTTGAAATTTCATTGATCTTGTGTTTTGTAAAGCGATAGCATCAGCAGTTGCGTGTTTTCTTCTTATCTGCGGATGTTTAGTTTCAAATTCAGAATAGTGCACTAAAGAACCATTCCACTCTTTAACCATTTCAGTATATGGAAATGCCATACCAGATCTATCTGATATTGCTTGACTACGTCTTCCTGTTGCAAATTTTGCCATTATTAAACTCCAGTAGGATAAAATGATTGAGGTGTAATATATGTAGATGTTCTTTGTCCATCTTCATCTAAAGCTCTTTTCAATTCATCTTCATAAATTAATTTATTTTGTTGTACCATTTGAGGTGCTTTTTTCATAGCTAAGTAATAAGCTAATCCAGCACACATACATGGAAAAAATCTGTAAACTACATCTGCATCATTTGTGTAAGCCCCAGCATCTTCAATTCTTTTAATTACATAATATTTCAATACTGTGTAAGTGCTTAAATTAGGTGCTTGGTATAAATAAATTTTTGGTGTTGTTTCTCTAGATACATAATACTGTGAGGGCTGACCTAAAGCTAACTTATTAGGAAGTGCAGAATAAGCAGATCTATCAATTTTTGTTAATGCAACATCTTGCGTGTTTACAGTATTAGCTCCTGCAGCAGTAGATGAAACAAAAGCTTCTAAAACATCACTGACACCTGCAGAAACACTATATTCAGCTTGTCCACTTACTAAAGTATTTTCATGTAAAGCTACTTTCCATAAATGAATACCTCTATTTGCCCATTCAGCAAATAAAAGATCTAAGCTTCTTCTTGCTGATCTCAAATCATACCCTTGATTTGTAGATAAACCACATCTTTCATAACCTTCATCAATTATCTCATCAATACTTAAATTGAAACTCGTAGATCCAGATGTCGCCATATTTAAAACTCCTTTTTAGCCCGGGCTTTGTAAGTGTCTAACTTATCCTTTTTCCGGTTGTACAACTTAAAGGATTGTACCACTTTTTGACTAAATTTTGAAGACCTTAGGTTTTTTGCTATAGGATTGCTTTTTGATTGATGCAATAACTCTTCTTTTTTTCTTTTTCTCATCTCTTGCACCTCTTAATTTACCATCAATCTGTTTAGAAATCTGACTTCTTGATATTGGCATTATATTAAATCTACTGCCTTTCCTGTTATTGGTTTGTATTTAACTTTTTTATCTTCTCGGTATGCTCTCATATATTGATGTCTTGGATTAAACATTACATAACTTGCGTGTATCCATCCCGAGTTAGGTTCGCCAGGAGTGTAGAACTCAAGAATCAATT